CCGTTCGGCGCATTGCCTGCGACTACGGCACGGCCAACCCCACCGTGTTTCTGGACATATTCGACGACGGGGAGGTTGTGTGGGTGGACAAGGAGTACCGCTGGGACAGCCGGGACATGGACGCCACCCGGGGCAGGCAGAAAACCGATGCGGAATACGCCGATGACCTGCAAGGCTTCATGGGGGACGACCCGCAGTTTTTCTGCCCGGTAGTGGCGGACCCGTCGGCGGCCAGCTTTATCGCGGAGCTCCAGCGCCGGGGCGTGTACGTGATCCCGGGGGACAACGATGTGCTGGACGGCATCCGGCGCACCGCCCAGCTCTTCGCCCGGCGGGCGCTGAAGGTGAACCGCCGGTGCCGGGGGCTCATCGGGGAGCTCCAGTCCTACGTGTGGGACGTCAAGGCCGCCCAGACGGCGGGGGTGGAGAAGCCGGTGAAGCAGATGGACCATGGGCCGGACGCCCTGCGCTATTACGTGAACACCTGCCTGCCGAAATGGCGGTACGGGGAGGAGTGACGCCATGAGCAAGCGAAAAAGACCTGCGCAGCCCTCCGCGGGCGGATTCGGACAGGCGGAGCTGCCCGCCGTACTGACCGCCGACGCCTTTTCCAACCCCCTGTTCCGGCTGGGCTACGGCTCCCAATCCCCGCTGGAGGCCACCAGCTACCCCCTCACCCGGATGACGGGCAACTACGCCCTGCTCAACTCGCTGTATCGGTCGAGCTGGTTGGTTCAAAACGTGGTGGGCATCATCCCGGACGACATGTGCCGGAAGTGGTTCACCCTGTCCGGCGCGGTGGGGCCGGAGGCCATGAAGCGGTTCGAGCGGGCGCAGGCGGAGACCGGGCTGCGGGAGAGCGTGAACGAGGGCCTGCGCTGGGGCCGCCTGTACGGGGGCGCGGCGGGGCTGATCATGCTCCGGGGCCAGGAGGGGCTGCTGGACCGGCCCCTGGATTTGGAATCCATCCTTCCGGGGACCTTCCAGGGGCTTTATATCCTGGACCGATGGTGCGGCATCACGCCGGAAATGGGCCTGGTGTACGACGGCAGGGGCCGGATGGTGCCGGAGTACTACGCCATCACCGGGGAGGGCGGGATCACAGTGGCCCGGGTGCACCACTCCAGGATCATCCGTTTTCTGGGGCGGGAGCTGCCCTATCTGGAGCGCATGGCGGAGCTGTACTGGGGGGAATCCGAGGTGGAGGCATTGTACCAGGACGTGGTGAAGCACAACAACGTGGCCGCCAATATGGCCGCCCTCACCTTCCGGGCCAACGTGGACACCATGGAAGTCTCGAATTTAGACCAGCTGTTTTCCCTGGCCTCCGGGGAGGCGCAGCGGCGGTTCTGGCAGACGGTACAATGCCAGTCCGTCATGCAGTCCAACTTCGGGATGCGCCTGGTGAACAAGGGCGACCAGATCAAGAATACCCAGTACACCTTCACCGGCCTCCACGAGGTGCACGAGGCCATGTGCCTGGACCTGTCCGGGGCCTCCCACATCCCCATGACCAAGCTGTTCGGGCGCTCCCCCGCGGGCATGAACGCCACCGGGGAGAGCGACCTGCAAAACTATTACGACTATGTGGACACACTGCGGGAGAGCCAGCTGCGCCCCATCCTCCAGCAGCTGCTGCCGGTGCTGGCCATGTCCGCCTGGGGACAGCCGCCGGAGGGGCTGGACATCACCTTCCCGCCGCTGTGGGGGCCTAGACCCGATGAGGTGGCAAAGATCGCCCGGGACAAGGCGGAGACCGTTGTCACCGTGTTCCAGGCGGGGCTGCTCCAGGCGGACACCGCCCAGAAGGAGCTCCGGCGGCTGGCGGACGAGACCGGGATGTTCGGCTCCATCACCGACGAGGAGATTGCGGGCAATGCGGGGAAGTCGTACCAGGACGTTACCGCTTTGCACGACCCCCTAGCCGGGCTGGATTTCGGCGGAGGGAATGTGGGCGCTTTCGAGCGGGACACCGGCGACGGCCTGACGCTGGACTACAAGGGCCAGCCCCGGGCGAAGAATGGGCGGTTTTCCTATGGAAAACTGGGCGGAGGCTCGACAGCGGGGAAGAAAAGTGGTAAAGTGAAGACGGCAGAAGCAAGGATGAGCCGGAAGGAGAAGGCCCGGGTCAGCAGCGGGATTCTGACGGATCATCCGAAGTTGAAGCCGGGGGAATCGTCCTATTACTTTTACGGAAAGAATTTTTATACCTTTACCGTGAAAGGGCCGGGAGAGTATAGATTTACTCGGAGAATGCCGATTGTCGGGAATGAGGCGGCAATAGAACAGTTGTTGAAGGGCGGGAAATGAAATGGGCAGAAACCTCAACCTCACGGAATACCAGCAGTTGCTTATGGACAGATATGCTGGAACAGCCGAAAGCAAATTCGAGGAGGGTTGCTTAATCTCCCTCCTCCTTGGCCCGAAAGAATACGGGTTTGAGGACGAGATGATGCGTTATCTCACTGCCCACCCGGGCGCATCTATCATTGAGTTGGATGAATACGCAGAGCAGTTTTTCCCGGAGCTTGAAATCGTGGACGATGACGAGCTGGACGAGGAGGACTAAATGCCCGCGTTGAACCGCGTGATGGCCGACCAGGAGCTTCGGCGGCTGGTGGAGCTGTATCTCCAGGCGGAGACGGACATCATCAACGAGATCGGCCGCCTGCGCTCCATGGGTTTGGTGGACTACCATGCGCAGGCCAGTCTGGACCGGGTGCAGGCCATTTTGCGCAGGCTGGAGAATGCGGACTGGGAGCACGTGCCCAAGATGATCGAGCGCAATTTCTACGTGAGCCACCCGGAGGCCAGAAAGCCGTTGGACGTGCCGGAGACCGCGGAAAAGCACGAGCGGGGCTATCTCAACGCCGCCGCCCTCACCGGGGAGCAGGTGGATATCGTCCAACGGCTCACGAATAATTTGATGGGCCAGCTGGCAGAGGCCCATGACACGGTGTACAGCATGCTGGCCAGCGCCCTCATCGGGCGGACAGAGCCGGACGTGTTCCGCCGGGTGGGGCTGGAGCAGACGGGGCTGGCCCAGGCCATGGGCCGGGGGCCGTTCCGGGCCGTGCCGGACTTTGTGGCAGCCCTGCGCCGGGAGGGCGTCACCGCCTTTGTGGACAAGGCGGGGCGGCGGTGGCGGTTGAGCGCTTATGCCGGCATGGTGCTGCGCACCACGAGCCGGCAGGCGGAAGTGTTGTCTGTGCTGACGCAGGACGATGGGTGGGACCTATACAAGATCAGCAAGCATGGGACCACCTGCAAGCGGTGTGCCGTGTGGGAAGGGAGAATTTTCAGCAAGAGCGGGACAAGTCGCGAATTTCCTCCGCTGTCCGCCGCATTTGGAAAGATAGATCCCAACGGGCCGGACACGCTGGACAACTCCTGGTTGAATATTCACCCGTCATGCCTTCATCAGCTGATCCGCTGGACGCCCATGGGGCGCAGTCAGGCGGAAATTCAGAAGGCCAAAGACTTCTCCAGCCTCGAGAAGAACCCGCCCAGCGTTGACCCCAGAAGCGAAAAACAGATCGAGGCGTACCGAAAAAAGGAGCTGGCCCGGGCCCGGTGGCTGGCGTCTTACAGGCAGTTTGAACGCTACCGGGTGATAATCCCCGGAAAGGTTCCCAAGACCTTCCAAACGTTTATGAAACACAAGGCGGCGGGGGACGAGAAGTACCAGGAGTGGAAGCGGCTGTACCGCGCCGCCAACAGGGAGGACTATGATGACAGAGCAGGTGAGCCGGACGATTGACAAAATACTTGCCCGGGGCGAGCGGGTGGAGCTGATTCCCGGCCCCAACGGCGAGGTCAAGGTGCTGCGCGTCCGGCGGGAGACGGTGCCGGTTAGGAAGGAGGGCCGCGACAGTGGCAAAAAATGATTACTTCGTGGTGGTGTACCGCATCCTGACCTACCTGTACCAATGCTTCATGGCCGGGGAAAAGCCGGATGCGGAGCTGTTCGGGCCGGAGGCCCTGGGCATCAACAACGGCTACTGGGCGAATGTGATGGAGAGCATCTACAACGAGGGCTACATCACCGGGATTGCGATGGCGTCCCGCCTGGGGGCCGCGCCGGGGGTTAAGCTGCTGAATCTGAAAATCACCCAGAAGGGCATCGAGTATTTGCAGGAGAACTCCAAAATGCACAAGGCGGCGGAGTTCTTGAAAACGGTGAAAGAGATTGTGCCGGGGTTTCAATCCCTCAGATTTGCGTTTCCAGACTGTCCAGATGGCATGGTTCGAGACCATATAAATGGAAATAGGTTAGACAATCGAAAGGACAATATCCGCTTCGTTACAGCCCGGCAAAATGCGCAAAATCATGGAAAGAGCACTCGAAACAAAAGTGGCTGTGTTGGGGTTACTTGGGATGCGGAACGGAAAAAGTGGCTTGCTCAAATCCAAATCTATGGCAAAGGGGTTCATCTTGGCCGATTTTCAAATATTGATGACGCCATCGCCGTCCGTGAAGCCGCCGAGATCAAATACTTCGGCGAATACCGCAGAAAAAAGTAAACAACGAGCCTTACCCTAAACGTTGGGTAAGAAGAACCGAACGTGGTTGATGATTCAGGTCATCGGCCACGTTCTTTTTTTGAGGTGATTTTATGGCAATCGCATACTACGGGTCGCAGATCAGCCCCCACATGGATTTGACCCCCGAGGGCTTCCTGGTCTGCCGGGATGTGCCCATCAACCGGGTTGGGGAGCAGACCTATCTGGCCCAGGAGCTGGGCTTGGACGGAGACCCCGAGCGGGCAGTTGTCGTCCACAGGTACCCGGAGGACGTATTCGCGCCGGAGGCGATAGGCTCTTTCGAGGGGAAAGACGTTACCGCCGGGCATCCCCCGGAGATGGTGGGCCCGGAAAACTATGCGAATTATGCCAAGGGACACATTCAGAATGTTCGGCAAAGCGGAAATTTTACCCTGGCCGATCTGGTGATTAAGGACGCTTCCCTCATCTCGGACATTAGAAACGGTGTTGTTCGTGAAGTTTCCTGCGGCTACACCTGTAAATACGTCCCCAGCGGCGGCGGTTACGCCCAACGGGAGATACGCGGCAACCATGTGGCCATTGTCCCACGGGGCAGGGCCGGGAGTTCCGTATCAATAAAAGATTCGGCGCAGTGCGCCGGGAAAGGCAGGAAGTACATGGGTAAATTTGGACAGGCCATCCTGGAAGCCCTGGGGATGGCGGCGCACGAGGCGGAAAACCCGCAGGAGGTTCAGGCCCTGGTGGCCACGGCGGCCTCCGTATTGGATGCTGCGCCCCAGGCAAAGGAGAAGCCGGCGGGGAACACCGCCACAGGGACGGCCCAGGATTCGGACATTGCGGCTGTGGCGGACAAGCTGGACAAGATTCTGTCCATGCTGGATGCGGCCAAGCCGGAGGAAAAGCCGGAGGATGAGAAGGACCAGTCCGCCAGGACGGACGATCTGGACAAGATGCTGGAGAAGCTGGGCGGCAAGGAGGATGGGGAGAAGGATGCCGCCGCCCCTGACGGTGAGGCGGAGGCGCCTCTGTCCCCCGCGGCCAAGGACGCCGCAGTGGCCATGCTGCGCTCCATGCGCCCTGTGGTGGCCGCCATCGAGGACAAGAAGGTCCGCGCCCAAGTGACGGACGCCCTTCTGGCGTCCATCCGGGACCAGGGGAAAATGGGCGAGATCGCCGCAGCCGCCCAGGCCGGCGCGAAGCAGGCCGCAGACCGGGCGGCCATGACCAGCTATGAGAAGCGCTGCGCGGAGTCCCAGTCGGCCTACGCCGCCCGGAACCCCCACAAGCGTCAGGAAAAGGAGGCTTAATGATGGGACTGCATCCTCAGAATATCGGCACCGCCATGCCCCACGGCTTCGCGGGCAGCTACGCCCGGCAGCCGGATATGATCATCGGCACCCGACCCGCCGGGGGCGCGGAACAGCTCCCCTTCGGCGCGCCGCTGAAATACGACGAAAACGGCGCGGTGATCGCCATGGGCGAGGGCTCCTCCGCCGGGCAGTTTGTGGGCGTGGCCGCCCGGGAGGTCAAGGGCGCTTTGAGCTACCTGGAGCAGGGCGCGGGAGGATATGCCCCCGGCGAGGCTGTCCCCGTGTTCATGCGGGGAGCCGTCAACGTGAAGTGCCGGAACGGCACGCCCAAGCTG